GCATTGTAAAGTCTACCGATGGCAACCAACCTGGTGCCGAGCCGTTTGAGGGTTTCTTCATCTTGAACTTCTTCCCGTATTATTTGGGCTACATCCAACAAAAATTGTTGTGATAAATCAACTCCTAAAATATCCACTTGACCTTTTAGACTAGCTATAAGTGTGTCTGTAGCTTGTTTTTTATCCTTGAATTTCAGATTATCGTTAAGAACTGCCTCTTCAGCAGTCTTAGCTATTAATCGATATCCTGAAAGTAATCTTTCGTTGGCTTCAATTGTCGATAAAGATATATCTTCATTAGATACCGCTAAAGTCTTCTCTGAGATAGTATCTAGTTCAGTATTTTGTGGAATTTCTATAGGTAAGATTTCCCATTGCTCAATGAATCTCCACTGGTTTAAATCATCATATGAAATAGCCAATTGGGAGCTAATATCCCTAATGGCTACTCCCTTTTCGTAGAGTTCCTGGGCTTCTTTACGGGCTTTTTTATCTCTGTCTTCTTGCGAGACAGTTTTAGGTTGTCCAGTATTTGTTCTTGCCATAATTCAATTACCGCTGCAGCATAGTCTCTATCGATAGTTGGGCCACTATCGGTAGGAGTAGACGCCTTCACGAGAGTAGGTATAGTCTCTAAAAGATAAGAGAGCCAATTTCTAAACTCATTAGCATCAGCAAAAGTCATGATTGGTGCAGGACAGATTAACGCTATTCGACCAGTGAAGGGATCGACCATGACAGAGAATTCATCTTCATTAAATTCTGGAAATAATGGCATACAGTGCTCCCATTGATTGTTTAATAATATTTAACGAAAACCAGTGGCTGCCCGCCCCCAATCAAAAGCATTCTCTCTTTTACGATGAGCAAATGATTTACAGTTAATAACCTCCTTTTTATCTGTACCATAAAAAGCAGTAGTCCAGCCTATATACAAATCATGATTATGATTAATTTTATCACATTGATTATTATCTAGATAAAAAGCACAACGCTCCTCAGAACAAGTGAAAGATTTTGATTGATTGTCAGGAGAATCCTCTAAGGACTCAACAGTATAATTTCCACAAATCGGCAATGTCTGTTTGGTGGAGGTCCCACGAGCCGTATGAGTCATTATAGATACTGCTGCTAGACCACACTTGCCATTATATATACCAATGCTACCAATGGGTACATATCCAGCACTCTTCTTCATCTGTTTTGGCGTTTCTAATGCAACCCAATTTAAACAAGTCTCAATATTGCAATAAATTCCCATTATTCGTCTGTCTTTTTCTCCTTAACCAAGTCTACTAATTTCTTTGACCAATCTGTAAACCATTCATAGTGTTTATTTGTGGCAGCCAATTCACTTAACTGACGGAACACATCTACGGCTTGAACTTCAATATCGTCTTGAGTACCTTTGCCTCTGAGGAAAGATACTATACCCAATCTAGTTAATGATGAAAAAATAACTGGAGTAGGATATTCATATACCAAAATAGTTTCAAGAATATGACAGAGAATATTCTCGATTTCTTGTTCCGAAAGCTCTATTGTTTTAACATTTTTCGGCAATATATCAGTTCCAAACAAGATATAACCCTAATATATCACACTTATACCTTATTATTCTTGGTTGTATAGTAGGGTAAGCCATCAATCGTCTCTATTTTATAATCTGAAAATAGATTCCCCCACCGTTTAATGGCTATTTCTGCGACTTTTCCAAATACTAATCTAATTTCTTCTTCAGCCCATGGAGAAGTACGCATTTCAATTACATGACGTAAATTTCTAAAGTTAGTAGACCATCCAATATTGGTAGCAAGACCAATAGGTGCGATTCGTCTCATCGCAGAGGTAATTTTCTTTTTACGATCAAATGACCCTGGCCCGTCTAAATCAAAAATTTCCGACATTTCTCTCTGTAATTGAGATAATTCTTCAAACGTTCTAGTAAACATAGTCATGGCTTGCTCATCTTCTTGAATACATACCGGAGCGTACCAGTCTAAATCAGTAAGCCGTACATACCGTAAAGACTCCTGAGACATGGCCGTCCCCACCCTATGCCTTACCAATTCATGTGTAAAAACCCTACTTACATCACAGAAAAAGAAATTGGCGACACCGTGCTCTAATACACTACCGTCGCCTTTATCAATTATATTAGATATATAGCTCTGATTAGAGCTTCTAACCCTAGTTATATTAGGATTTAATTCAGTACCAAAAGACTTATAACATGCTCTACCATATGCTTCAGTCAGTAACTCTACGTCAGTTACAGCATCAGAAGTCCATTCTGAGGCTCCCATATGATTTAAAAAATCTTGTAGACCTTCTCTATTTACCTGGGACTCACCAATTAAAAATACCTGCGGCTCAACTATTTTACCCATTAATATTCTACCTTGCCTTTTTTAGCCGTATCAAAAATGCTAACGTTGTCGTTTGGCAATAATCCTTTCCGCTATAGTATCCAACCAATCTTCCCAATTCATACTGGCTTCTTCTATTTTAGGGTCTATAGACTCTTCATCATCATCATCTTCGTCCAACTTAACAACGGGATCACGCTGAATAGCATAGTGGCGAGTCTCAAAAAGTGCTTTCATTTTTTTATATGACATATTAACCTCTAGTATAGCAGAATTTACAACCTAAGTACACGTCTACTTCTATTTTTTACGTCTAGCCTTTGCCGCTTGCTCTTTTATTTTAGCTTGAATTGTAGCGATTTTTTTAGCCGAAAATCTAGGTATTTCTATAAATTTTTCCATTTCTGTAGAAAAACTAGGATCCCAAGTTTGCTCAAATATAGCATCACTGATGTAGGCATCTAGTGCTACCTTTGGCTGGTTGCCCAAGCGTTTAGATACCGGCTCTCCTATTAAATTCAACTTAAATTTATTGTGAGACTCAATTACATATAACTCTATAGCATCACGCCACTCATCAGCAGTAAGGTCTTTACCGCCTTTCTTTTTTACCTTACTAATTAGGTTAACCATGCCCACTTCAAAAGTGGATTTCTTAATGCTAGGCACTTCACCGATTGATTCTAACGCTTCAAGTCCAAGTCTAGTACCATGATAAGTACGAAAGTTTTTAGCGGAGAGATCACGTCCCGTAACACCCTTCAAATAAGAATTTACCGCAGCCTCACTAATATTAAGAAGGGTGCCCTTAGGACCGACCTCTTTCTTACGGCGTATCAACTCTTTAGCTAGAGAAGGATCTGACACAGTGACTACATTTCGTATACCACGCTTACCTAAGAAATCTAATGTTACTTTATTACCAGTCACCTTTGCATGTCTACCTAGCATGGTAGTAATGCCGTAGGTTTTAACCTGTCCTCTAACAGGCTTACCGTCCTTATCCAACTTTTTAGGTCTTCCCTCTTGACCGTCCATAGTTACTAATGTGGCACCCGCAGGACCGCCAACACGTCGGAAAGTATCATGTATCAATGCAATCGTGAACGCAGCTTCACGAATAGTATTGAGTCTCATCCTACCTAAAGGTTTAGGATCTTTCATATCCCGCTTCAATGCTTTTTCAAGTTTAGGAAGGACTGCAACCAAATCAGCTACTTGAGCATCTTTTTTGCCTGCAGCTTTCTTATTATGTTCAAAGCTATAGGTTGCCTGTTTATGTCCCTGAGAATCAGTCCATTGGGCCTGTATCTCAGCATCCGCAGTACGTGCAATCACCAAACCTGACTTGCCACCACGATCCGGTTCTTTAGGATCGATCTCCTTTGCAGATATCATATGACCATCAGGAGTAGAAATGCTGGTAATATTGCCCTCATCATCACGCATAACTACGCCTGGAGTAACTGGGGTCTTATCTCTTGACCCATCCCATCCCTGACGCCTACCCTCTGTTAACTGTCTACTGACTTCTTCTTTAGTTATAGTAGGCAACATCTCAGCATATGATCTCCAAGGAATCATCGCTCCAGCAGCTTCGGCGGCTACTACTTCACGTTCAACTTCCTCCCCAATAGGAATATCTTCTTTAGCTGCATCAACCTCAGGAATATCGGTACCTACTTCAGATGGATAATAAAAACCCCCACCTCGTTTTCCTGTATGTAAAGGTGTATTGGGAGGAACGTCACCATACTCACGCTTCTCTCCAGGTTTCATCTTAACGAGATACTCTAAAGCAGTTTCAAGAGTTAATAATCTAGCTAAATCACCACTCTTTTTAATATCAGACCTTTTAGTTAACTGATTTAATTCCTTATCATTAATAAAATATGCTGTATATTGTTGATTCTGGAACCTGCTATAGGTTAAATATAAGAAAAACCCATCAGACATAGAATCACCAGAGACGCCCATATCAAGAGAATCTAATGCTTTAGAATGTATTTTAAAGAATCTATCTCCAGATTTCTTAATACGCTCTCGTAGTCCTTTATTCTGCCAAAAAGCAGACTTTTCTGTAACTATTAGAGAATTATGTAAGCCTCCATACTCAGTCTTAGCCAGAACTTTACGTTGGGGCAAGACGATATATTCTAAGTTACTATCTTTATATATAGTTACTGCTGCCACTATTTATCTCTCCATTTACCTTGAAGTTAGCCTCCTTCAAAATCACGACCAAAAAGATTAGAGGACCAAGCCATTTAGGTTGGGTTCCCCTATGGAAGCTCTAGGTCTGCTAGTCTTTCCGACCAAGGACTAGTATACCCAGGAATTAAGCTGCCTAATAACCCCATAACAGGCGGAGAAAAAGCACGTTGGACATTTTCTACAAAATTTTCTTTAAACCTAGTTTGCTTCTTAATAGGCAATACTTTCCAATTAACAGCCTCTGTTACTGGATTTAACTTATTGAAATCAAAATATTTATCAAATACATTTGAAATTTCCTCTCCAAAAACGTCAGGATCAAAGGCTTCTAACATAATTTTAGTATATTCTTCTTTATCCCATCCTTCCCCGACTTTCTCTTCCATCACAGACGTAAGAAGTGGGCCACTAGAGTATCTCATTGTTAATTTATCAGGAAATTGAAAATTCGTATCATTGTAAGGTGAGCCAGGATTCACTTCGGCCAAACTATCTAGATTACCCTCCATACCCGCACCGTCACCAGCTAAACCATTATCAATAGCAATCATTTTATGGTCATCAGTGAGCATCCAGTTACCTGTATGTCGATCTGGATTTGCGATAATAAGATCTAATAACATGACTTTAATAAATTCTTCTCTGCCTTCCGCAGTCATGAGCATCTCTATAACGGCCCTATCTCGATCACTAGTACTTAAACAATTCTCACAAAATTCCATAAAGTGGCCGCCACCTAGATTTAAATCATCATGTAACTCATTTAAATAAGCATCAGCCCTCTTTGGATCCTCATGTGGGCTTAACCTAGTAACTTGGTCCAACCACTCTAGAGATTCTTCGCCCCCAGATGTAAGAGGAAAAGACTTGTTCCAAGTACCAAGAAACTTATCGTATAACTTCTCTACATCAATACTGTGAGATTTAACATACGGCACTATATTTAGACCAAGTGCTCTATCTACTGAATAGCTCAACATCTCAGCACGATTATCGCCATACATAGTTTTATATATAAATCTCTTACCATCCACTTTAACTGTATAATTATGTGCAGCATTAATACCTGTAGATCCCATTTCATCTATTCCATTTAAAGAACCATCAGTAAAGCCCACACTCTCTAAATTATCCGCAGTTAATCGTTCTGGTTTAATCTCTGAACCTAAAAATGTTTTACTATCAGAACCCAAAACTCGTTCTAATTTAGTATGCTGATTATTAAAAATATAATTATGATTCTGGGCCACTTCAGTATCATGCAGGACAAAAAGCTCTCTGCTGTCTATTTGAGCTTGTACGATAGATTTATAAGGAAGTTGATTTAGATTAGTAGATGTAGATTCTTCAGGTTGAACTACTTCTATCTCTCTTTCTTCCCCCGGTTCTAGCTCAGAAGGTTCTGTAGCTTCTCCCTCTCCCGTAACAACCTCAGAAGGGTAATATCCCGTAGCCCCACGAGGAGTAGTACGTATTGGAGTTTCACCCGGAGGTTTTTCACCGGGTGACAAATACTCAAGTTTCTCTCCAGGTTGAGATTTTACTAAGTAGTCTAAAGCAGTTTCAAGAACTAATAATTTAGAAAGGTTGGATTGTTTCCACAAAAAATTACCACCCTCTACAAAATCACCAATCTTAATACCTAACCGCTGAACCTCTCCCCCATTAATCTCTAAAACAGCCGTCGCATGTGCTTCAGGAATATATAAAGATTCTTGGTTTAAAACAGGTACTAATGCATTTTCAGTTAAATAAACAACCCTGCCATCAGCCATCCAAACAAGATCTAAAGGAAATTTCATGCCCTTCATGGTTATGACTGGGTGATCACCTAGATCAAAAAGCATTCCAGTGCCAGGAGCCAAACTGTCACGCCACGAAAGACCTGTAACAGGATCAGTGGCTATTTCAACTGGAATATCTAGATTACCAATACGGATGGAATCAGTAGTCATAGTGGCTTTAGATAAATAATCTTCAAGAACTAGAAGTTTAGATAGATTATCAGACTTCTCTTCAGCCGAAACACCTACATCACCATATACTCGTATCTCTTGTAAACCATACGGACTATCTAAATCAAAATCAGTAATCATAGCCCCAGTACGGAGAGCATTCTTCGGAATCTCAATTACATCCACATTTTCAGGATTTATTTTAGCTAAATCTTCCGGTTCAGTGAAAAACAGCGGATCACGTTTTTCGTCATCTGTCTCTCTTGCCCTAGCCTTAAAATACTCTTTCAACCACTCTCTAGCATTAAGACCCTCAAGCATATACTCATTAGATGGATCATCGGAGAAGTTTCTGAACATTTTACTGTCCCAGCCCTCTTTTTCCATCTCTTGATTTAAACGTTTAAGTATTGCTTTTGATGCTTCTGCACGTTCAGGTGTTCTGTGCTCTCCACCCCGCATACGACCAATTTCAGAAGCAAGTTTAGTGTCTTCCGCTAATTGATACGCAATTTCTTTATTAATCGTTAAAGAAATAATCTGGTCGCTAGCATCACCACCTAATCCTCCAACACCCCCAGCAATTAATTTTTTAGATGCTCTTATTGCTGGAGCATTAGTAGTCATATGATAAACAGTTTCAGGAATTCTAGGGTCATCAAGTGACATAGGAGTGCCACGCACAGGAGACCCATTTGGCTGACGTAATTGATGGTCAGCTGCCTTTACACCATATAAAGATGAATCATCAGGAACCGTCACACTAAGATCAAGAGACTTCTCTTGCTTTAAAAGATTTCTAGGGACACCAGAAAAATGTTCATTTAACAGATTAAAACTTTTATTTGGGTAGGGAGCGTCGGGATCATCACTATAAAGAATTTTAGTAGTTTCTAAATCTAAAGGAATCTTCACCTGATAGTCTTCTATTGAATAAGCATCAGAAGATTGGTCATGTGTAATATCTCTTAATAATTCCACTGGTACATCAAATTGAATAATCATCGGTAATCTATCAACTGAATGTTGCAACTCTGGTCCAATGGCCTTACCCCCAGCCCAACTACTAGCGGCCTTGGGAGACATGTTAAAACCAGCACCAAATCCCCCACCAGTTTTAGCAGGGTCTACTGCTCCATCAGTTAATATACCAGTGGCCCCTTTACCCGTTGTACCATGCCAAACTGTAACTTTATCTAGACCTAATTCTTTAGCTTTCTCATATAAATTCTCAGCAGTAGCCCCATTTTCATTTAAAAGACTAGGCTCAACTAAATCATTTGCATCAGACCTTTTAATAACATTACTATAACCACCATCGGTAATATCTTGTGGACTAACAAGGTTCAAAGCCTCTAATTCAGTCGCTTGGTTACGTTGTCGATCTCGTTCAAGTTCTATACCAGATTTCGGTAATTCAGGAGCTTGAACTACTTCAACTTCCCGTTCTTCTGTAGGTTCTAATGAACGAGGTTCAAATGCAGTTTTTAAATCTGAATATTTAAGATTTTCAACAAAAGCCGGAATGGTGGAATCTCCATTAACTTTCGCTTGTTGGACCCGATGGTTACCAGCATAAAGAATAAATTGACCATCATCGTATTTAATCTCAACAGGCTGTGTAACTGGAGTACCTTCCTGATACCCACCCTCCATGTCAGGAACAGGTTCTAATCCTTCAATTAAATTTAAAGGAATATCAATCTCAACTGCACTAGACAAATGTCCATCAGCACCACGCTCCAACATCTCTTGTTGAGTAATGCGTTTGTCTTCAAATTCTTGACGAGACATTTTAGAAGGCTGAGAAATTTCAATCTTCGTATCAAGAACCTCAGAAGGATAATATCCTTGTGCACCTCTTTCAGTAGTATGAATCTTGGTGTCACTAGGAGGTTTTTCACCAGGTGACAGATATTCAAGCTGCTCACCAGGAGTAGCTTTGACAAGATACTCTATAGCAGCCTCTAAGGCTGCTAATTTTGATAAAGAAATAGTCATATGAATAAATTTGTCCTATACACTATACTTTCAACAATGAAAACACTTCTTTATCCACAGCGGGAATAGCCACACTCCACACACTTATAACATCCCTCAGCTTGTTGCAACGACTGACCACATTCAGGGCAACGGGATGAATTAGTATTTAATATTATCTCATTAAAATTATCAATTGTCGTGGCGTCACCATGACCATTAGCATGGATTGACCTATGTCCAGACTGTTTCAACACATGGCCAATGCCATCAGCCAGAGAATTGACCTTTTTGCCTTGGTCCCACACAGGACAACAGGTGATGCCATCCAATTGTTTGATAATAACTTCTAATGGAACTCCATATTGTAAAGCCGTTGAAGTTAGCCTACACAAAGCCTCTGTAGTAGCACCCTCACAAGCACCAGCTTTACCGACAGTAGCAAAAACTTCATACATCTGATCCTCAGAATAGTTAATGGTCACATACATCTTGCCATGACCTGTCGATATAGACGTAGTCGTTCCAACCAAAGTATGAGGGCGAGTTGGTTGAGTATTCCAAGTAGTAGAAGATTGAAGAGTAGAATCCGTAGAGACTAACACCTCTCGTTCTCGACTACCACGACGATAAACAGTTATACCCTTACAGCCTAATTCCCAAGCCTGCTCGTAGGCCATACCTATATCATATTGAGTGGCCTCACTAGGCAAATTGATTGTCTTAGAGATACCTGAATCTACATATTGTTGGAATGATGCCTGCATCTTCACATGCCATTCATGGTGAATAGCATCACTAGCACTAAAAATTTTTCTAGCTGAAGCATCCAGCAGAGAATCCACACTGTGGCCTTCACCTAAGTGACTGGCAATGTCTTCCTTAGGTATGCCCAAATAGTCCTTTAAATCATCATTTATGTAGAACAGCTCCATGCCTTCCAGAGCTGCCGACATGTTGTGCTTTTTATACGCCAAACCAAAAAGAGGCTCAATACCACTAGAGCAGCCAGCTATCATGCTGATAGTGCCGGTGGGTGCAATGGATAGCCTCCAAGCATTACGCATGGAGTCCCAATCACCACCATTGGCCTTATTGAGGGTAGACTTATCGAAAGCAGGAAAACTTCCTTTAGTCTTGGCCAACGATAAAGATGCAGTGTCAGCGGCATTTTTGAGAGTTTGACCAATTGATTGGGCCAACTCCAAAGCTTCGTCACTACCGTAAGGAATACGCAATCGAACCAATAAATCAGCAAATCCCATAAGTCCTAACCCGACTTTACGAGTGGACTCATTCATCTGTTGGGTAAAAGACGTAGGATGTTTATTGGCATCAACTACATTATCAAGGAACTGGATACAGGTCTGTACTGTCTCGGTGAAACGATCAAAATCAAAAGTACCTTGGGAAACAAAATTACCCACATTTATACTTCCAAGATTGCACGACTCACCCGAAAGCAAAGGCTGCTCACCACATGGATTGGTGGCATTTATACGACCAATCGCTGGAGTGGTGTTATCCTGATTAATTCGATCCAACCATACCATTCCAGGCTCGCCATTGGTCCAAGCACCCTGAATGATTTCATTGAAAATCTCTCTAGCCCGAATATATCGACCATCATCTTGAGGCTCGTCATACATCTTATGATCAAGAGGCCACGTTAGATGAATCAACTTATCTCGCTGAACGGCTTCCATGAAAGTTGAATCGGCACCAACAGAGATATTGAAATTAGAAATCTCTCCCTCGGTATTCTTACAATGGATAAATTCCTCAATATCAGGGTGGTACACCTCCATGATAGCCATGTGTGCACCATCTCGGCGTCCACCTTGAGTAATCATAGTTCCAACTTGAGAAAGAACCCTCAGAACATTTATAGGCCCACAAGCTTTACCCTGAGTTGTAAGGATTGAATGGCCTTTAGGGCGTAATCCAGATAGGGAAAATCCAACCCCACCACCAAACTTTTCAATCATAGCCTGGTCTTTAGCAGTATCCATTATGCTAGACATATTGTCCTCTATGTCCATCACATAACAGGCACTTAAAGTACCGGCACCGATTCCAGCATTCATGAGAGTAGGACTATTAGGCAAGAAGTCCAAAGACCACATCAAATCAAAGAAACGATTTTCTAACTCTTTAACTTCTTTGGAGGTAGACCCATACTTAAATTCGACTTCAGCCATAACACGAGACACACGTCGAAATAATGTCTCAGGTGTCTCGTAATTACCCTCGATATCCTTTTGTAGATAACGCTTCTCCAGAATCTTCAAAGCATTATCCGTAAATGAATGTACCAATACTCCCACAACAATCTCCTAAAATTCAAAATAAAAACGACTCTTCACCTCGGATAAATTAGAGCCGTTCCAGAAAGGGCAACTTTTAGCCCTATAACCTCATGCGCCCGGACTTACCCTCAATTCTCCCCATTTAGCAATCATCAAGGCATCAATCGAGTCTTGGGAAAACTTCTGTACTGAATCACCAAAAATTTTAACTGCCATCACTCTAACCTTATCTTTATCAGCACTTCCATCTCCAACGACATCTTTTTTCCAAGTCTTAACATTAACCGTAAATACATCCATTCCATGCTCCGCACATATAGTCCGACACATGGCCAAAATATGGACCAACTTAATTAATGTCTGGCGATTCTGAACTAACGGGATGTCTTCAATACAAATGAGGTCGTCTGTGGTTACAAAATCCCGTATCCACGGCGAAAGAAGCCAATACAACTCTTTGAATCGAGTTTCCCAAGATCTAGATTTTGAAGTCAATTCTACCACTTCAAAACCTTCTATGGAAAGCCTTGCAATGGCTATTTTTGAGGTACTTAGATCAAAACCAAAAATACTCATAAACGCATTCGTTCATGCCCTCGTCTAGTAATTACCCTACTCAAAGTCTCAAACTGAGACTCATATAAGCTTAATCGACCTTTGAGTAGTCTACTCTCGGCACTTAAATCAATGATACGAATCTTCAAATTTTGCAACTCTTCATCTTCCAAAACAGCTTGACCTTTCAATGAATCCTTCAATAACCGTTTAGAAGACTCGGCTTCCAATCCAGCTATCCTAGTGGATAGCATCAAATCAAAACCTTCCGATAAAACAAACAATTGACTCTCTAACTTAGAAATTTGATATGCTATATAGCCACGCCAAGATCCTAAAAATAGAAGCCAATCATCCATCTGTGCATCTGATAAATTATCTGAATTAGATGGAAACGCATAGGATGTACCACCGTTAGGTCTTTGCGGCATAGGGTATTTAGCATCTAGTTCTTGAAGTTCAGCGGCTTTAGATATGAAAGTTGAAACTTTAACCACAAATAATCACATTCCTTTGATAAAATGATCTCTCTCACAGGTAGATTTATAATTACACCAGTAATGGTCCCAATCAGGTTGATAAGGAACATGCTCCTCGTTCTTTACATATTCTTGAACTAATTTAAATTTATCAAGAGTAGAGTTGATGATTGAATCATTACGTTCAGTCTCGCAAATAATGTATTCCTGATTATTCTTATTGATATAAAAAATCATACCTTCAGTTATGCCCGTCATCATGGAATATAAATTCCATTGAACTAAATGATCACTCTTGGGAAGATACTCTGCATATTTAGGGTTCTTAGGTGCAGCCATCGATTTAAGTTCCAACAAGAACTGCTTATCATCAGATGGTCTTCGGATAATAGCGTCATAAAAGCCACGTATGGGCGGATCATCATGTGTAACCTCTCCTTCTGATGAAACTAATAGCCCAATATCTGTTAGCCTTTTTTCAATAAAATCATGATACACCGTACCAATGCTCATACGACGTAAAGTCTGATCCTCAAGAGGGTCTTGAGAGTAGCCCATCATATGGTAATATAAAGCTCGTGGGCATAGGTGTGCTTGAGACGGACTAAAATGAGTACGTCTATATGATGCCCGTTGTAAAGTTTTTTCATGATTATCTAAACTAGATTCTAGCCAATGCTTTCCTCTATCACGTAATATCTCAGTAAGTCGAGGCATCGATTCTCCCTTGAGCGAAGTTTAAAATATTATCTATAAATATAGATTTAAATTTGCTCACTATTTCTGTATTCTTAAATCTCCAAATTTCTAGTTCATATTCTGACAACAGACGTTCATCACGTATCACATCTTGCTTACGAAAGTGATGTGGGCCATCTAATTCAATACCTAGATGAAGATCAGGTATGTAAACATCTACGACATATGGAGGAAAATCTTCTTCTAAAGAAGTGCCAAATCCTGCTTCCTTGATCCACGCAGCCACTAAAAACTGTTGGGGAGTGTCCTTCTTTCGTGGGTCAGACTTCACCGTATACGTCGCATAGTTGGATTATCATTATCCCAAGAATTGGTGGGCATAGTAGACCTACCGGCTCGATCAGTCACTCTATCACTGCCAAGCAGTTGTTCAGCCAACTGTCCAGGGTCACCATCATTGCTCAAATTCAACAAGGTATTATCATTTTCAGGCAACTCTTCAGCACCCATAACATTTCTATGTTCTGGCTCTTCATATTGTCTCTCATTTGTAAGAGATTCCACCGCCTTACGTCGCCCACGCTTCTTCTTGGGCGGCTTCTTTAGCCCTTCACTGATTTCGGCAGTCATTTCAGCATAAATAGTTCTAGTATCATCTCGAAGACGATTAGCAAATTTTTCAGCCATTTCAGCGGCTAAATCTTCATCAATGTGATATACACCTTCTAGCATGCTTCCAAATGACGCTAAGATGCTTCGTAGATCTTCAGCTAAGTTACCAATAGAGCTAGTCGTCATTTTACACTCCTTAAATCCTCTGATATCTTCTTAAACAGTTCTTCATCATCTTTCATAATCTGAAGAAACTTTTCTCTTCCCAACCCTTTTGTAACTTCCCCAGTTATCGAATCCACATAACTATATTGAGGGCCACTACGTCTAACTATCTCCAAATCAGAAGCTAACATAAACGTTTCATAGACTGGATCTGGAAGGCCCGTATAGTAAAATGGCACAGATGAAGTCAATAAAGGGGTATGGGTTTTATTCTTTTCTGCTTTCATCTCTATAAAGAATCCTTGAGGAGACTTATGATCGCCAATAGTCTCCCCTTTGCGTACCCTAACCATTATACGACTAAAAAACTCTTGACCTTTGCCACCTGGTAAGGCATCACGTGTAATATATCCACCAATACCGGCTCGTATCTGATTAATAAAAACAAGAGCCGACTTGGTATTAACTTGGGGCAACTTACGAAACAGTTGATTCATTAAACGAGCCTGTAACCCAATAGATTGATGTTCCATACCTTCTTTTGCTTCAGCAGTAGGTAAAAGAGCTGCAATGCTATCCAGCACAATCAAATCTATTCCTTGGTCACATAGAGCCAATAACACATCTAAAGCGTTCTCACCAGTTTGAGGACGAGAAACTATAAGATTTTCAGTGTCTATCCCAATATTAGCCGACCATATGGGATCATAGCTAAATTCGGCATCAATGAAAGCACAAGTATAGCCAGCTTTTTGAGCATTAGAAATCATTCGCTGGCTAATATACGTCTTGCCAGAACTTTGTAGGCCAAACAACTCCGTTACTGCTAACCTAGGAATACCGCCACCAAGCATTTCATCCAATGCTGGCATACCTGTTTCAATACGTAACGTGTCTAACGAGTCATCATTACCTACCGTAATGTTAGTCTTTAGTTGCTTATTGATAATATCAACTATAGATTGGACTTCACTACTCATGTATTAAATCTCCCCACGACTCGGTAGAACGTTGCAAATCAACTGTAACTGGCATACTAAAAGAGAAATCTTCCATAATCTCTCTAATATCTGGAATGGCCGATTCGTCTACTTCATCGAACAGTATCTGGTCATGTACGGTATTACGAATACATCCACCAATACTTTGAACGTATTGAGCGGTCTTCACCAGACTAATTTTAATAATGTCACCAGCAGTGCCCTGTATTAAATAGTTCGGTGCCTTGAACGAATCCTCAGCTAATACAGGAATCTTACGACCATGAATGGTTCTTACATATCCATCACGTTCAGCATTTCGTTTGGTCCGCTCAACCCAACCCTTCATAACAGGGTAAGCATCCCATAATTGATTCAAAAAGGTTCTAGCCTGGGTTTGAGTTATATTACATTGACGAGCCAAACCTTTAGAGCCACCACCATAAATAGCTCCAAAATTTAATCGCTTACCAATCTGACGTTGCTCCTTATCCACCTGATCGGGAGTGGTATTAAATACCAATGAGGCCGTATACGCATGTAGATCCGTACCATCATTAAAACTTTGAATCAGGTTATGTTGCTGTGACGCATGCGCCATCATACGCATCTCAACCTGAGAGTAATCAAAGTCAAAGAACTCTCGATCTGGCACAAACATACGACGTACTTTTTTGTCTGCTGGAATATTTTGAAGATTGGGACTACTACTAGAAAATCGTCCTGTTATAGCACCCATAGCATTCCATCGTGGATGCAATCGACTATTACGTGCCGTATTTTGATATGGTTGAACATAGGTAGAATCAACTTTTTCAATAGACCGCCATCTCAATACTAATTCAGCGACCTTAGACCCTACAGGATGGGTAATAGACTGTAATGATGTTTCGTCAGTACTCCTACCGCCACCAGCAGTCTCTCTGGGCGGTTTAATGCCTAATTGGTCATAGAAGTAATTTTGTAGCTGTTTAGGACTACTAACTTCCATAGACCTGCCAACAATTTTATAAATATCATCTTGGATAGAACGTTGTTCGGCCAAATATTGACGATGGAGAATATCAATATAATCTAGGTCAATCTTGATTCCTTGATGTTCCATTTCAAGAATAATAGGAATCAGCATGTGCTCTAATTGGAAAAGTTTGGGATACTCCTCTTTTACCTCATCCATATATAGGTGCGCCCAGCCCTTAGTCAACACCGTATCCATGCAAGCATATGGATCCATAAATTCACTAGGAACCTGAGAATAATCTTTGAGCTTATACTGTTTAATGTATGCCTTAATAGTGTCCTCACATGCTGCTGCGCCTGGCCCATACGCCACAGTAGCAAGTTCTTTCAATCCATGTGGTGGTTTAGGGTTACGTAGGTGAGAAATACGTAGAGTATCTAAGATATTTTTGGGAGGGTACGCACCATACGTTTCCC